CGTCTCGTTCCTTCCCTTCAGTGACCACACCTACCAACAAGCCCCATACCAAGATATCGAACCGGATGACTACCACGATTGGCAGAAGTCTTACGAACACGTGGTCTTGGATTGGAACAAGCTAACCGACTTTGAAAAAGAAGACAACACATCGGGTTCACGGGAGTTGGCTTGCACAGCAGGTGTCTGTGAGGTAGTGGACTTGACAGCAGCATAGTTTATCTATAGTTCGTCTTGGACACGCAGACGTTAAAGCGATGTGGGATTAGGTGGAAGCCCTATTTGATGAGGGATACAGATGATAGAAGTTAAGTTAACAAAGGACATAATCGATCGTGCTAAAAAGAAAGCTGCCGCTGTAGGGGTTCTACAGGGCAGCATCACGGGTGGCTTGAGTAATGTTGTGGGTGCTATAGGCGAGGTTATTGTTGGTGACGCAATGGGTGCAAACGAGGTTAACACCTTCAACTACGATCTGGTAAAAGACGGTAACCGCATCGATGTTAAAACGAAGCGTTGCAACACCAAGCCATTTCCAAATTACGACTGCAGTGTTGCATCACACGGTTTGCAACAGGACTGCGACACCTACGTATTCGTTCGAATTAAGATAGATATGACTCGCGCTTGGATACTTGGAGAGATATCAAAGGGTAAATTTCTACAGCAGTCTGTACGCTACAGCAAAGGAGATGTTGACCCCAGCAATGGGTTTGTATTTAAAGCGGATTGTTACAACATTCCCATTTCAAAGCTTGAGGATATTGATGTCAAGAAAACTAGCCAAATGTACACTGTTTGATCTACACTTTTATCTTAGCGAAAAAGGTCAGATAGAAATAGAAATGTCCAGCGTTGATCCGGACGATTTCAGAAAGGCGATGGAAAAGGGATTCCCTCAATACGAAGGAACCTACAAGGTAGCCAGTCTGTTACGCTACCTTAATTCAATCGGTAGCGAGATACGCGAGACATCAAAGCGATATTTCTAACGCTTCTTCTTTTTAGCCATACCACCGTACATCATGTAGCCCATCTTGTTGCGAACAGACTTCGGTAGCTTCTTTAAACCGGGGTTGTCAGCAGGGACTTTCTTTGGTTCGCCACCGCTTGCCATACCCATACGGGGCATACCCATCGCGGTATTCATTATCATGTCATCCTTGCGCTTGTCCTGCGCCATTTGGCTAGGCGTTGCAGACATCATTCCGCCCATCTGGGCTTTCTTGCGGGGCTTGGTCTTTTTAGCCATGCCACCGTACATCATTGGTTTGCGACGGGCTGCGCCGCCATACATCATTCCCTTGCGGGGTCCGTTATTGTAAGTCTTCATGGTAATATGTTCCTTGTGTCTAGGCTTGGAAATAAGAGTTTGCCATCATCTAGAGGTACAACGTCAGCGGCTTCTACTCGTTGACGCTTACCAACAGATGGCATGGTGAAAAAGGTTGTGGTGTATTCTCGTCCAGCAGCGTCAACAACCTTTTCTGTGCGGGGGTTCTGGACTGTGTGGGTCTGTGTTATGCTCTGATACAAAAGAGCTTCCATTCGCTTGTTGCGAACAGGGTCAAGAGGTCTACCTGTTCTCATAACTTCCAACATTAATTTACCAAGTTCAGGATCGTTAAGCATTGCTGTTACCATTCTGTAGTTCTTTGCTCTCATTGTCTGTAACAGAGCTTCTGTTGCTACGTACTTTGGGCTAACAACGTTTCTGTTGATTGCATAGATACGACTTATGTAACTCTCGACTGATAAGCCTCGCGGCACACCTGTTATTCCCACACCCGCTATTGGATTTGTTTCAAGTTCAGAAACAAAGTTTAACATTGTTTGTGCCATATTGTAGCGTTCATCTCCGAGTATTTGTCTTACAACTTGTTTTTGTTCTTCAGTTTTACCCAAAGCAGCCCTCATGGCATCCTGATCAATGCTGACTTTATCTACCTCTACTTGACCGTTTGGTGTGCTAACAAGCATTTTTTTCTGAGGTTTAAAGGTTTGCTTTTCTATGTAAAGCATATAGATATCAGCTATATTTTGATCAACCAATGCTTCTGCATTACCCGGAACATTTAAAGGATATCCGGAGGCTCTTGCGGAGTCAATCAAGGTATTTCTGATAGTGTTGAACTGGTTTTGACCACCGCTTACAAGTTGTTGTGCTGCTTGCTCGTAGGTAAAATTGGCAGGAAGTCCGAAGGTCTTACCGATAAGATTTATACTGTCTTCAAGTTGCTTTACCTTATTTTTAGCAGGTTTAATAGCTTCGTTTATAGCATCTTGTACTCTACCCTCTGCAACATCCATAGTTTCATCAAACAAGTCCTTTCCAACAGATTTTGAACTAAAACTGTAGGTATCGTCAATTAAGGATGGTACGTCTATCATTGGCACATTCTTTCCAGTGATAGGATCTATCATGGTAACGTTATTACTGAGATTTGTAAGAAACTGTTGACGCTGTTGATCTGACATATCAGGGAAATTTTTCAACATGTATTCAGCAAGTGCTGTTTTCATATACGTTTGCATGTGCATTGTATTTGTTTTTCCTGAACGGAAAGCTATTGTTACTTCGCCCGTTTCAGGAACAACCGTCTTATCTCCCATTGCACGACCAACAGAAAGCATCCAGTTGTTTGCATACTTTTCATCAGTAGCAAGACGATTTATGTCAAGAAAATTGTCAACCGACCCATAGCCATACAAAAGTCCTCCCGGAGCGTTTCTGGTAGCTGTGACGTTTTTACGATTTCCCCAGCTCATAAGTTGAGGAATAATTCCACCAGCAACATCATCCTTCCATGTTAATTTGTAGTTGTACCAGCCCTTGTTGGCTTCTTTCAGATATTGTCCAAAAGGCATTGCTCCACCATCTATGGACGGGTGCTGAATCTGTAATGCACCAATAGGATTACCATTTACCTGAAAGTTATTAAACAGTGTTTCCTCAATGTATTTATCAACATTGTTTAACTTGGCATAGACAGCTCCGTTTTCTAGATTTTGATGCTTTAAAGCCGAGATGGTTCTGTTAACTTCGCGCAACTGAGCAGGATTAAGTTGGAACAATTCTGTTGCGCCGTTTTCTCTTGCATGTTGTGCGATGATAACTTGAGGATCGACCCCTTTTGGAAAAGACACTCCTTCTGACTCAAGCTGCGCTTTCATATCAGAAATAACTTCTCGCTTTGTTTTTCCGTTAGTTGTAGCCAACGTTTCAAAAAAGGGATCTGTCAAAGATATAACAGTTTCATCAAATTTCTTTTTAGATGGCGCATCTAAGTCACTTCTTGTAATCTTCGCAAAAGGACCAACTCCGGGTATTTCTACTTCCGATATTATGTTGAATACTTCGTAACCATCCACAGTTGGTACACCATCTATGATTTGACCATCAGCAGTTCTGTAGGTCACGTCAGGGGACGACATTATAGTGTAGGGACGCCTTGCAAAAAGTAGGTCATCAGCATGTCGATGCTCTAGGTGCATAGAGAATAGACCAGAAGAGCTTGTAAATTGAGGAATGTCAGGAAGCTCGTCACCTTTGGCAAGTGCTACCATTGCTGCGGAACGTGCAGACTCATTATCACCAAGTTCAGAAAGAATGGTGTTTGATCTGGTTGCTAACGTGTCGGCTATGTACATTGTTTGTTCTTCGTGAAACACTTTGAATTCAGTTTCACTAAGTTTGCTAGTATCTGCAAGGTTATAGTTATTTAAGGTTTCAAGAGCCGCGTCAAAGCTTTGAGACTCTCCAGATTTCAACGATTTTGGTTCAAAGGAACTCGTACGCCCGTTGATGTTAGACATGTAGTGACCAACACCCTTTTTAGAAATGATATTATTTGCGTTAGCTATCTCATCACGAGTCTGTTTCAAGCCCTCGTCAAATTTGTCAATCATAGTTAAAAAGTTGTTTTCAGCTTCGTTAGTTGGCTTGAAATCAACTAAAACACGATTAAGCTCTGCTGTCAGCTCTGCTTCAAGACGCTGAAGACGCTGAAGATTTTCAGATTCTGCAGATCCAATAGCATTCTTGTACGATATGCTGCTTTGTAAAGAATCTGTCAGATGTCTCAAGGTTACAATGTCTGTTATAAGGGGGAGTGTAACATCCAAAGCATCCTCACGAACCCCTAAATCCAGCAGTTCATTTCGATATGCGTCTATCTTTTGAGCCTGATACGTTATAATCTCTCTCATCTCTGGGCTGTAGGTTTGCATCTGTCTGCCCAAATACAGGATTTTCTTTCTTTGATCTTTGGATGCTCGTGCGGATAGGCTATGATACAAGTTCGGTATTTTTCCTTTGGCTATTGAAAGGCTCAGTCCAACACCCAAACCAACCAGTTCGCCCATCTCTGCATCAATGCCAAATGTTTCTGTTTCGCCAAAATACACACTAAACGCAGCAGACCCTGCAATCAAGTAGTTATCTTGAATGTTAGTGTCCCTGATAAACTTAGGAGTTTGACTTCTGCGAGTTGCCGCTATTAGACCATACTCAAGATCAATAATGTCGTCATCAATCTTACGTATCCTTTGCCCCAATTCGGGTGCAAGAGGGTTTTCTTTCAGTCTTTTAACTATGCCTTCTCTTCTTTTGGTTAAGTCAGCTATGTTTGTTGTTATTCGTACAACTTCCGCACGTTGCTCTGTTGGTAGATTCAAGTCACTTATCTGAAAGGCTTGAGCAATCCGTCCTTCGTAGCTCTTCTCGCGGGTTCCAAAAAAGCCCCACTTTAACGCTCGTTCATCAGTGAAGTTCTTCATGATTTGAGCATCAGTTAAATCAGGGTTAATCTTTCGTTGATTTTCTGCAAACTCTGTAAATATTTTTAAATCTTTTTGTGAGCGAAATAGCTGACGTGTGTTTGATATAGCACTACCAGACTTTATTTCAAACCCTAGTCCGATTGCACGAGGTAGATACCCCGTGTACGCTTGTGCAAGAAACTCAGCAGTGGCAAGGTCAATCTCTACGTTATTTTCTGCTCCCCACTCTTGAATGCGATAGGGCATTGGTTCCCACCACGCATCCATAATGTCACCACGTGTTTGAAAATCAGCGATGGCAGGAGAATTGACACCAATCAATTCTGCTCCAATCCCTGTTAGTTCTCCTGCACCCCAAAGAGCTGTTTCAAGAGTACCCCGTATGATATTTTCACTAGCTACGCCCGTTACTCTTTGGATTTCGTCAAGTGTGGGGTTCTTTAGTCCCTTGTTGATTATAAGAAAACGAGATCTAGCATCAAGTCCTTGCTCAATCAATTTTTCATTGAGGTACTGAGCGTATGTTGCTCTGCCAAATTCAGGATCTGGACTCATGGTTGTGCTAAACAACCTGTTCCAGAATTGAACGTTGTTTACTTCATCGATAGTAACGTTGCCCTTTTCGTCACCCATTCCAACCATTTCAGGAAGCTTTGTAAAGCGGGTGATGGATTCATCCCACGGAATCGGGACTTCAACACCATTTGGGTTGAATTCGTCGGCAGGGTAAACAATAGACGTTGCACCAAACTTATCAGCTAACTCTATTTTTCTTTCAATATCCATCCCTGTTACATTCAGTCTTTGACCATCGGCTGCTACAAATTCTGTCGATGTTGCAAAGTTACTTCTGAAGTCCTCGTTGTCGAAAGGGAGTATATTAGTTATTGAAAAGTCGGGAGTTGCTTTTGTCCAATCGTAGTCAATGTTTCTTTCGGTGGTCACTCCAGCTCCTAAAAAACTTACAAGGGGAGCTGGCTCACGGGCTATTGTGATATCTTCTTTAGGATCAAACGTCTTTGGTTTTGGAACCTCTTCAAACATTCCTTCGCGTTGAGGAATGGTTTCAGTTTTTTCTTGGACGGCTGCTTGCACCGGACCCATCGTCAGAACAGAACCTATCTTCTCTCCAAAGCCCAGCTCATTCATTTGATCGTTTTGATTATTTGCCATACTTACTCGCCCATGTACTTCAATTTAAAGTTATTATCCGCTGTACTCTTCATAGAATTGAACAGATCTTCACCCATAGACGTTTTTGCATCATCGAGGGAATCAAATGTGTCTTGTCCGGCAAGCTGACGACTTCTGTTTATACTTCCCAACACAAACGTATTATACGTATCTCGCGTTACATCAGGATTTACCGTGATAATCTGATCAATAATTGACGCACCACTGTTCGGCGTTGTCGCAGTGGATTTACCCATAGCGTTATAAACTCCGCCGATTGTAAAGTTTGTTCGGAATTGTCCGTCACTTCCCATAGTTAATAACTTTTCCGCTGTGATGTATGTGTATTGCTTTTTGGGATCATTTGATGATAACATGTCTGCTCTAAATTCAAAAAGACTTACCATTTCTCTAACCCCCATCAAAGCGTTTAACTGAGTTTGAGGACTGGCAGTAACTTCTTGCTTTAATCCACTCATAATCATGGCAACGTCTTGGTCAGAAATGGTGCGGCCTCCTGTGCCACCTTGAATAGCAGCAGCAACTTCGTAGGCAAGCACAACAGTGTAGAAACGACGACGAGCATACGCAGCGTCTTCAATCTTGGATATTTCTTCAAGTTCAGCTTCTATCGATTGCATTCCCGCATCATCAGTATTGAATCCTGCAGGATTCGCTGCTAGAGTGCCTCTTGCGCTAAGAATGGCTGCCATCATTTGATCTTTAGAACTTGTATCACCAAAGTTGATGTTTAAAAGATCTGCACCTCTACCTGCAAGGTACGCCACGCCATCTGCAAAAAGGGTCAGATTTCCGACTGCCGCACTATCAAGCAGTCGTATGCTCCCGTCCGGATTAGTCAAAATTTGACCCTTTGCATCTCTGGCATAGTATGTGTCGATAACAGAATTGGTAATGTTCAAAGCTCTGCGCGAAGCGTCGCGAACATTTATTTGATTTTGGATAAAATTATCTTTAGATTTGTCGCCAGCAAGTCCAAAGTATCCGTACATTGCATTTTTTGCACCTGCACTCGAAGGAACCAAGTTAAATACAATGCCGTGTGTTTGTCTAATGTCGCCATTAGTCATATCAAACACACTTCGTGCTATTGGTGTAAATAGAGGATCATCTTCATTAAGTCTACCCGGACGAGGATCGATAAATTCGATCAAGGCGTCGAACTCGGATACGTTCTGGCTCAATCCAAAAGGTGTATCAGACATTTTGGTCAAGCTATGCAGCACGGGCTGATCTTGAGACAATACAGGATTGTTTTTATCGTCTAAAAGGGGGCCACCATCCGGAGTTTTTTCTGTGTTTATAAAGGAACCCAGAGCTATAGCTACAAGATCTTCTTTTTTTGCACGTTGTTGGCCTACCATAATACCTGTAGGATTGGCAGCACTGAGAACAGGAATAAGATTGGTTGAAATAAAAGGGGTGTAGTTTTTAGGCCAACTAACAAGAAGACTTTTGTAAACATAGTCAGGAGCAGTTGGATCAAGGGTATTTACAGGAGTTCCATCGTCAGTTGTGTTAGGAACAGGAAACACTGCAGCCGTGCTGTCTGTACTTTCGTCTTGGTTCTCAAGTGCTTTTTCGTTTCTTTTAGCGTCTAACAAGCCTTCATCGTACAAAATAATATCTTCTTCCATTCCGGGTAGTTCTAAAAGAGCTGGGAATTCCATTTTAACATGCTGCTCAAGTGTTCTACCAAGAATTGTTCCTTTTTGAGTATAGTCAGCGTCTGATACAACGATTTTTTCGTGGGAAGCGACTGCGTCAGCGAAAGCTAGACTAAGGAAGTTTTTTACAGAGTTTGTACTGGAATTTTGCTGTATCCATGTTGTAGCAGAGCTGGTGTTAGAGATTTGATTCAACGTGGTTTTAAGACGTATAGTTGGATCGGTGGATTCTGAACCAAACACTATCCGTGATTCGTTTTCTAACAAGGCATCCCCCGCATTAATACCAATTGAGTATGCCATCTTAGATTCATTGAGGGCTGCTGCTGTGCTGT